GATAATTTTGATATTGAAGATGTAACATTAGGAGTTTATGCAACTTCTCAACTAACTAAGTTGTTAACTGCATTAGATGAAGATGTAACATTAAGAGTTAATAATGCAGATGGTACTGCATTCTCAATAAACTTATCAGATAAAACAACTGATGTAACATTTATGTTAGCTGATTTATCAGTTATAAGACAAGTTCCTGCAATGAAACAATTGCCTGATTTTAATGTTAAAATTAAATTAACAAAAGATTTTGCAAGCAAATTTGTTAAATCTAAAAATGCATTGCCAGAAACAGAAAATTTTGCAATCGAAAGTGATGCATTAGGAACTAATATGATTTTAAATTATTCAACTTTGAATACAAATAGAATAACATGGCCAACTACTCCAGAAGGAGAGGCTAGCGATTTAAAAGCAACTTGTTTTTCAGCTAATCTATTTAAAGAAATATTAGTTGCAAATAAAGATGCTGAATCAGGTTGTATTGAAGTATCTGAAGCAGGATTAGCAAGAGTTACATTTACAGGAAAAGATTATTCATCAACGTACTATTTAGTACAATTACAAGCTGCATAATATGTTTGGAAACGTAGAAAATACATTATGGGTAGAAAAGTTTAGACCCGATACATTAGATGGTTATGTTGGTAACGAGTTAGTTATTAGCAAAGTAAAGTTATATCTTGAAAATGGAGATGTTCCGCATTTATTATTTTATGGAGGTGCAGGTACTGGTAAAACAACATTAGCCAAAATTATTGCAGGTAATGTGGATGCAGATCTTATGTATATAAATGCATCCGATGAAAACAATGTTGAGACAGTTAGAACCAAAGTAAAAAACTTTGCAAGTACAATTGGATTTAAAAGATGGAAAATTGTTATATTAGATGAAGCAGATTATATGACTCCTAACGGTCAAGCTGCGTTAAGAAATTTAATGGAAACATTTTCTAAAACAACTAGATTTATTCTAACATGTAATTATGTTGAAAAAATTATTGATCCAATTCAATCTAGATGTCAGGTATTTGGAATAACTCCACCTAATAAAAAAGAAGTTGCAAAAAGAATTGTTGCTATATTAAAAGAACAAAAGATTGAATTTGAAATGAATGATTTGGTAACATTAATTAACAATGGATATCCAGATATAAGAAGAGTTCTTAATTCAGCTCAGCGACAAGTGATTGATGGAAAATTACAAATTGATAAAGAAAGTTTAGTACAAGCAAATTATATGACTAAACTATTAGATATCTTTCAAAAAACAAATGATAAAAAAACTTGTTTTCAAGATATTAGACAACTCATTAATGATAGTAAAGTAAAAGATTTCACTGCATTATATAAATTTTTATTCGATGAAATTGATAATTATGCTAAAGGCCATATCGCAAGTGTTATTTTAATTTTAGCAGAAGCTCAATATCAAGATGCATTTGCAGTTGATAAAGAATTACATATTATGGCTACAATGGTAAAAATAATTAACGAATTAAAATAGGAGACAGATATGTCAAAAATATTAGGATCAGATGGAAGGCAAAGTGGATTAAATATAGATCCATCATCTTTGAAAGATATTAAATGCGAAAACTGTGGATGTCAATTCTTCAGACAAGTAAATGCTTTTAAACGCGTTTCAGCATTATTATCACCGACAGGTAAAGAACAAATTATTCCAGTTCCAACATTTAGATGTGATGACTGTGGATTTATTAACGAAGAATTTAGACCGATAGAAGGCCGTGAAGACAAATAAACCAGCTACAATATTTGATCATATTGCTGGAATAACCAGTAAGAAAAAAGAATGGCATTCGCTGTCAGAAGCAGATCAAAAATCTTTTTCACCATATATTATTAATAGATGGTTGTCTATGCATATTGATCTTATAGAAACTGTAGATGCATTACAACAATATACAATTGGTCCGTTAAGTAAAAAACATGTTTATCAATTATATTATGATATACTGCCTAATGCTAATGTAAGAGCAAAATATATCAAAGGAAAGAAGATGAATAAATATAACAAAGATTTAGTAAATTTTGTAAGAGATCATTTTGAAATCAATTCACGTGAAGCGGAAGAATATATTGATATATTTATACGTACTAATTCAGGCATTCAAAGTTTAGTTGATATCATGAAAACGTATGGTAAAACAGAAAAAGAAATAAAAAAGTTATTAAAATGAAAACAATAAAAGATACGCCAGGAAGAGTTAAAGAAACTAGCAAAACGCATAAAGTAGTATTTAATCAACTTCAACAACGAATGAAAGATCATGATGATGAAGCAGTTACATATTGTCAAGAGAATTATCCAGAGACATGTGATGAATTCTTAAATATAATGGCTGATCAATATGTTTTATTTTGTAAGAAACAAAAAAATTATGGACCAGGTAATATATCAGTAGGAACTGATTTAAGTACAGATAATGACGTTAAATTATCATTAACTGGATTATGGTTCAGAATAAACGATAAAATACAAAGACTAAAACAATTAATTATATTAGGTCATAAAGATAATGTTGGAGAATCTGAATTAGATACATTCCAAGATCTTTCAGTATATGGTATTATAGCGCAAATAGTTTCTGCAAAGAAATGGGGCAAATAATTTGGTACTTTGAAAAATTTTTCTTATATTTAATATATGAATAAGTTCCTAAAATACAATCAGAGAGAGCCAAAGAAAGGAGATAGAAAAATATCATATTCACAATATGCAATGTATTCTCAATGTCCAAAACATTGGGAGTTAGCATATGTAAAAAATCTTCGAACATTTAGTCAATCAATACATACTATATTTGGTACTGCCTTTCATGAAACATTACAAAATTATCTAACTGTTATGTTTAATGATTCAGTTAAAAAAGCTAATGAAATTGATCTTAATCAATATCTACGAGATCAAATGTATACCTTATATAAAGAAGCAGTTGAAAAAATGGGAGAACATTTTTCTACAAATATTGAGATGAATGAATTTTATTCAGATGGTGTTGCAATATTAGATTGGTTTAAAAAGAAAAGAGGAGCATATTTTTCAGCTAAGAATGAAGAGTTATTAGGAATCGAAATTCCTATATATCATCCTGTCAATGAACATAATGATAATGTTATGATGTTAGGATATTTAGATGTAGTTGTTAGAGATAAACGAGATGGTAAAATAACTATTATTGATATTAAAACATCGACAATGGGTTGGAATAAATATCAGAAAGCTGATAAAGTAAAAACATCCCAATTGGTATTATATAAAAAATATTTTGCAGAACAATATGGATTTGATGTTGAAAAGATAGATATTAAGTATATGATTGTTAAAAGAAAATTAATTGAAGGAGCAATGTTTCCACAAAAAAGGATAACAGAATTTATGCCAGCATCAGGTAAACCAACTCGGAATAAATTAGCTCGATCAATACAATCATTTGTAGAATTAAATTTTAATGCGGATGGATCTTATAGAGATAAAGAATTTGCCGCAGTAGCTGGTAAGAACAATAAAAATTGCAAGTATTGCGAATTTAAAGATCAACCAGATTTATGTCCAACCAAAAATAGAATAAAGGAGTAAAATTATGAGTCAATTAATTATGAATGCTTTATTAAAAGAAGCAGAAGCGAAAGAAGCGAAAGCAGTAGCAAATTTACAAAACTACATGAGCAATTCAGCTGGTATCGGAGAACATCCAGATGTTGTTGCTGAATGTGCTAAACTAGTTGAAGATATTGCTAATGCAAGAGAAATTGCAAACACCGTAAAGGATCTTGTTAATGAAAGTAGCGATAATAGGAAGTAGACATTACGAAAATGTTCGTAAAATAAAAGATGCGTTATTTCAACTGAAACAAAAATTTGGAAGTGAATTAATAATAGTTTCAGGTGGAGCTCAGTATGGAGCTGATAAATTTGCAAGAAAGTATGCATTAGAGTTTGGAATCAATTATCAAGAGTTCAATCCTGCTCATACACCTAAAAATTTATATTCAGCAATGTCAGATAACTATTATGATAAACCATATCATGTATCACAGTTTCATCATAGAAATATGTTGATAGCAAGAGCTTGTGATGTTATGATGGCATTTATTCCAAATGGAGATAATGCAAATGGAAGTTTAAGTGCAATCAAAAATGCAAAAAAATTAAAAAAACCCGTAACAATAATAACATGAAAAAGTATTTAACATATCATGCAAAATGGCAATTAGGTATAATAGTTTCCTGGCCATGTATGTATCTATTCTCAGATATCTTAGGATGGTCTAATCTAGCAACTGTAATTGGATTTCAGTTTGTAGGAGCTTGTATTTTCTGGCCAATAGATAAATTTATTTTCAGAAAAATGAAAGGTTAATGACGAGAAAAGCATATTTATTATATATAAAAAGAACGGTTATAGGAGAAATGTATGGAACCAATAAAGTTACCAAAGCTAAAAAAAATCAATAAAAACAGACCTACAAAGAAGAAAATTTTATTGTTATCAGATGATCTTAGATTATATTCTGGTATAGGAACAATGAGTAAAGAAATTGTATTAAATACAATTGATAAATATGATTGGGTACAATTAGGAGCTGCAGTTAAACATCCTGAGGCAGGAAAGGTATTTGATTTGTCAGATGATTTAAATAAACAAACTGGTAAAGATGATGCTTACTGTAAAATATATTGTTGTGATGGTTATGGTAATGCTCAAATATTAAATCAATTATTAGAAGTAGAAAAGCCAGATGCAATATTACATTTTACAGATCCTAGATTCTGGCAATGGTTATATAACATGGAGCATGAAGTAAGACAGAATATTCCTTTAATGTATTATAATATATGGGATGATCTTCCTTATCCGCATTGGAATGAACCATTTTATGAGTCATGCGATTTATTAATGAATATTTCAAGACAGACTCAGAACATCGTAAAAAATGTATTACAAAAATTTCCTAAGCCAGATTGGGCAGTACAATGGGTGCCGCATGGTATGAATACAAATTCATTCTTTCCTATAACAGCATTACATCCATATGCACCTGAATTTGAACAATGGTCTGCAGGATTCAAAGCTCAGAATAAAGTTGATTTTGTTATTTTCTGGAATAACAGAAATATTAGAAGAAAGCAACCAGGTGATTTAATTTTAGCATATAAACATTTTTGTGATCAATTACCAAAGGAAAAAGCAGAAAAATGTATACTAGTTATGAAAACTCAAACATCAGATCCTAATGGAACTGACTTAGTTGCTGTAAAAAATGCTCTTTGTCCTGATTATAAAGTATTTATTCATGATGCAAGTATTGAACCAAAAGAAATGAACTTCTGGTATAATATGGCAGATGTAACTGTTAATATAGCTTCAAATGAAGGATTTGGTATTTCATGGTGCGAGTCATTAATGGCTGGAACTCCTATAGTAAATAATGTAACTGGTGGATTACAGGATGGTTGTAGATTCGAAGATGAAAATGGAGATTGGATAGAATTTAATACAGACTTTCCAACTAATCATGATGCAACTTATAAGAAGCATGCCAATTGGGTAAAGCCAGTATTTCCAACTAATAGATCGGTTCAAGGTTCGCCAATGACACCTTATATATTTGATGATAGAGCAGATTTTAGAGACGTTGCTTTAGCCATTAAAGAATGGTATGATACGGATAAAGAAACAAGAGATGCATATGGAATGGAAGGACATGAATGGGTTATGGGAGAAGAAACAAATATGTCTGCTCATAATATGGGTAAAAGATTTATTGAATGCATGGAGGAATGTTTTGAAAAATGGACTCCAAGAAAAAGATTTACATTATATGATGTAAATGATATTGAATTAGATATTAATAAAACAGGGGTTATAGCATGACAAAAAAATATATAGTAGTACAAGGACCAGTTGCAACTAGATCAGGTTATGGAGATCATACAAGAGATTTAGTTCATAGTTTAATTGCAATGGATAAATATGATATTGATATTATATCGCTACCATGGGGTGCTTGTCCTATGGATGCATTAAATATCCAAAATAAAAAAGATAAGTTAATTATTGATAGACTAGCAAAAGGTAATATAACAAGACAACCAGATATTTTTATTCAAGTATCAGTTCCAAATGAATTTTGTTTATCTCCTGATGGTAAACCAATGAAGCCTGGTAAATTTAATATCGGTGTTACAGCAGGTATTGAAACAAACCAAGTTCCTCATTCGTTTATAGAAGGATGTAACAGAATGGATTTGATTATTACAACGTCAGAACATTCAAAAGATGGATTAGTTAATACTAAATATGATAGAATTAATCAACAAACAAATCAAAAAGAAGGTGAATTAAAACTTGAAACTCCAATTGAAGTTTTATTTGAAGGATTGGATCTTGATATATTCTTTAAAACTAATGAACTTGATAAGACAGTAGTTGATGAATTATCTCAAATAAAAGAAAAGTCATGTTATTTATTTGTCGGTCATTGGATAAAAGGAGATATTGGCCAAGATAGAAAAGATGTTGGTATGATGATAAAAACTTTTTGCGAAACATTTAAAAATGTTGCGAAACATAATAAACCAGCTCTTTTATTAAAAACATCTGGAGCTGGATTTAGTATCATAGATAGAGATGAATGTTTAAGAAAAATAAATTTAGTTGTAAAACCGTATGGTGATAGAGCTCCAAAAGTTTATTTATTACATGGAGGTATGACAAGTAATGAAATGAATTCATTATATAATCATCCTAAAATAAAAGCAATGATATCATTTACTAAAGGAGAAGGATTTGGTAGACCATTAATGGAATTTGGAATAACAGGTAAACCAATTATTGCATCTGGATGGTCAGGACAGTTAGATTTCTTAAAACCTGAACATTGTGTATTGTTACCAGGCCAAATGACAAAGGTACATGGATCAGCAGCTGATCATTTTATACTAAAAGAGTCTCAATGGTTTACTGTAAATTATCAATATGCAAGTCAAGTTATTAAAGATTGCGAAAAGAATTATAAAAAATATATTGCTAATTCTAGAAAGCAACCACAATATATAAAGGATAACTTTACTATGAAACATATGACAGAAAAGTTTACAGAAATTATTGAAAAGCATGTTAAGGTTCCAGAAGCGGTTGCATTAAAACTTCCAAAATTAAAAAAGGTAGGAGGCAGCAATCCTGGACAAATTAAACTTCCAAAATTAAAAAAGGTAGAGGTGTAATGGAAAACAAAATAGAAATAACAAATAATACAAGTGACTTAAAATTAGATTACGATGAAAAATCTCCAGTAACTGGAAATATGTGTGTTATATTAGAAGCAGATTCAGATACAGGTGAAGAACATAGAATGTGTATGGAATCTGGATATGTAACTAGATCAACATTAGTATTAGGATCAGATGCTTGTACAGAACATGAAAAAGGTTGTTCGGATCTTATGAAACGATTACAAATGGTAGATATGAATTTAAATTCAGTATGGTATCCAACGTTTATGAGAATGCCAGGTGTAATGTTATATTGTGATGGAGGAGGCGCTCATCCATTAGATTACAATTGGAGAATAGCAACAGTTGTTCCTATTGTAGGAGAAGAACGGTTAAAGTATCCAATTCCAGGAAAAGAAAATGAATATTATACAACTAGATTGGATGTTGAAAATGCAGAAAAGTTTAATGGCCATGATTTTGAAAATGCATTGAATAGATTTTATGAATTAGTAAAAGAAGTGGCAGAAAATAAATAATTAGTTATGAAAATAAGTTACGCAATTACAGTATGTAATGAACATAAAGAAATAGAAAGACTGTTAACATTTTTGTTCGAACATAAGAGACAAGAAGACCAAGTTGTAGTTCAAATGGATTTGAATGCAACACCAGAAGTTATTAACGTTTGTGAAAGATGGGAATCTAAACCACATAATGAATATACTTTAAATCAATTTGCGTTAAATAAAAATTTTGCAGCTTATAAAAATAATTTAAACAAAGCATGTAATGGTGATTGGATATTTCAAATTGATGCAGATGAAATTCCAAATGAATATTTAATGGAGGCACTTCCATTCATTTTAGAAGCAAATGAAGATACAGAAGCTTTCTGGGTGCCAAGAGTAAATACTGTAGCTGGTATTACAGATCAGCATATTGCTAAATGGGGTTGGAGAGTCGATGATATGGGCTGGGTTAACTTTCCTGATTGGCAAATGAGAATATACAGAAATAAAGAAGAAATATATTGGATAAAACCAGTACATGAACAATTAAAAGGTTATACTAAATTTGCTAATCTTCCAGCAGAAGAAAAGTTTTCTTTGTATCATCCAAAAGATATTGGAAGACAAGAAAAACAAAATGCATTTTATGATACAATATAGTTATGATAAAAATAAAAATACTCAATCCAACTACCTATAGGAATGAACCAACGTTTAGACCATTCTGGTTTATCAAAAATCGATTGCGAGATTACAGTATAGATATAACAGAATCAAATGACTTTGATTATTTATTTGTTGGTATGCATGATTTTATTGATAAGAAAAGATCTTTACAAGAATCTGTTGATTATGGATTAGAAAATCTATCAAAAATTACAGGAGATTATTTTTTATTTGAAGGATCTGATTCTACATCGTTAATGGGTGGTATAGAAGTATTTCGTCAAAGTGATGCAATATACATGTTTAAAAATCAATTATTACCATCTAGAGAACATTATAAAACTCCGTATGCCCATAATAAATGGTTCTGGGGAGATGGAAGTGATTTAGATTTATCATATGATATTTCAGAAAAAGAATGGAATCGTATAAAATTTACAGGATGGAATGTAGGTCAATTAGTTCCTGATTATAAACAATTTACTGAAATAAATAAAAATAAAACATTGGATATATGTGCTATATTCCGTGGTAAAATGGATTGGAATACAGATCACAATTCTCAAAATAATCATTTCTATCAAAATCATAGAGCAGGATTATGGGATAAATTAGAAGGGTTAAAGCAGAACTATAGTATGGTATGTGATAGACTACCAAAAGAAGAATACTTAAAAAACTTATGGAATTCGAAAATATCATTTTCTCCATTTGGTATGGGAGAAATTTGTTTTAGAGATTTTGAATGTATGCAGTTTGGAACTATATTTATCAAACCAAATCAAGATTTAGTACATACAATTCCAAATATATATGAAGATGGTAAAACATATATTGGATGTAAATATGATTGGTCAGACCTAGAAGAAAAAATTGATTACGTTATGTCAAATTTTGATGAACTAAATGAACGTATAAATTTAGAAATACGTAAACGATTTATTGAAGGATATGATTATGATAAATTATGTTACCATTGGTATAAAATATTTAATGAGTTAGAGACAACCGAAAATGAATAAATTTCTTAGTGATACTGGTAGTAATTGGCCTACAATGTATACAGATGTATACGAAGAGTTATATAAAAATGGATATCATCCTGGAGGTCCTCGTCGCGATGCTTATGATTTTGAATATTATAAAATTGACATTTCAAAATATGATCAAGGAAATATATTAGATATAGGTTGTGGATATGGATATTATTTAGAAAAGATAAAAAAACAAACTAATTTAAATGTGTATGGTATTGATCCATCTACAACTGCAATACAAAGATGTATAGAAAAAGATTTAACATGTGTTGTAGGTAGTATTACTAATACTCCGTATGAAGATAATTATTTTGATGTTATACATTCATCCGACGTTCTAGAACATTTACATCCAGATGATCGAACTAAAGGATTAAAAGAAATATATAGAATATTGAAAGCAGATGGTGTATTTTATGCTAATATATCAACTACATACGAACAAGCTGTAACTCATAAGGATATTATAACTAAATGGAATTTAAATGATTTGCATATACAGCCTTTATCAGCTGAGCAATGGATTAGAAGTTTAGAAAATAATGGATTTAAGTTACATTGGCATGAAATTTATACAAGACCAGGCGAATGTCGTGATAAAGAACATGGATTTACAGACGGGCATGGCCAATGTCATGTAAAATTAACATGTACAAAAGAATAAAAATGAATAAAGCAATATTTGTAACTGTACGTACAGGATCTACTCGATTAGTAGATAAATCAATATTAGAAATTAATGGACGTCCTACAATAGAATATTTAATTGAAAGAGTTAAACAATCAGATCTAGCAGATAATATTATATTATGTACAACAACTCTAGATGAAGATGATATTTTATGTTCTATAGCTAAAAAAAATAATATTAAATATTTTAAAGGCCATCCGACAAATAAATGGGATAGATGGTTAGGAGCTTGTAAAGAATTTAACATAAACTTTTTTGTAACAGCTGATGGTGATGATCTATTTTATGAAGCAGGTCTTGCAGATATATGTTTTAAACAGTATTTAGATTCTAATGCAATGCCTAATACATTTATAGATGGCCAAGGATTATATAATGACGTGTATGGGATTGATATACATGCATTAGAAAAAATATGTTCACAAAAGAATATTGAAGATATTGAACCACATAATATTGTAAAATATTTACAAGATAGCAATATCAAACCTATTAAAATAACAAATGTACCGGACATATACAAAAAGAACGATATTCGCATGACATTAGATTATACAGAAGACTTTGAATTTTTTAAAAATGTTATTGAACACTTTCAAGGAAAAACATTTGGATTATTGGAAATTATTCAATATATTAATGATAATCCAGAAGTTAAAAGTATCAATAATCATTTAGAGATGGCATGGAAAGAAAATCAAAAAAGGAAAAATTAATGGGCAAAGGTTGGAGATTTCAAACAAATGAAATGCAGTATGTTTCTGAAGTTTTACAAAATGGATTTGGAGCTAGCGAAACAGGAGCGTTTACAGAGCGTTTGGAAAATCTATTTGCAGAAAAGCATGGACAGAAATATGGCATTGGATGCAATTCTGGAACATCGACGTTACATGCAGCTTTAGAAGCATTTGGAGTAGGAGAAGGTGATGAAGTAATTATTCCAGCATTAACTGTTGCGATGTGTGGATATGCAGTTACACATGCTAATGCAACTCCAGTATATGTTGATGTTCGTAAGGATACGTTTTGTATAGACCCAGAAGATATAAAAAAGAAAATTACACCTAAGACTAAAGCTATAATGGTAGTACATCTATACGGTTTAATGTGTGACATGGAAGCTATAGAAAAAATAGCAAAAGAAAATGGTTTATATGTTCTTGAAGATTGTGCTCAATGTTTTATGGCTACAGATCGTAAAGGTAGAATAGCTGGAACAATTGGAGATGTTGGAAGTTGGAGTTTTGAAAATTCTAAACATTTATCATGTGGTGATGGAGGAATAGTTACTACAGATAATCCTGACCTTGCAAAATTTATGAGACAATATGCAGGAGTAGGTTTCAAGAATATAACAGCATCTAGCGGTAAAGTTAGGATATCAAGAGATAAATTTCAGAACCCAGACTGGAAACGTCATAATATTTTAGCGTATAATTATAGATTACCTGAAATTTGTGCTGCAGTTGCATTAGCTCAAGTAGAAAAAATAGATGAATTATGTTTAAAACGAACTTTAATGGGTAAGGCATATCTTGATGTTATAAAAAAATCTGAGTTTGATATTTTAATACCACAAAGAACACCGACAGGATATACAAATTCTTATTATACATTTGCAGCGGTATTTAACGGTGAACAATATGGAGTTACTTGGCAAGAGTTTAGAAAAATGTATATGCAATTTGGCGGAGATGGAATATATGCAGCTTGGCAATTAGTTTATAATGAACCTTGTTTTAAAGATCAAAAAATAGGATGGGGCCGTGCTCCTATAGCAGAATGGTTACAACAAAGAATAATGCAGTTTACTTGTAATCAAGCTAATGCGGAAGAAAGAGAATTTCAAGCATTATGTTTAACAAGAACAATAGAATATTTTAAATTAGAACATTTTAAGAATCAAGACGCAGATTCTTGGGATAATACTTTATGGGGATAATATGAATGTAATAGTTACAGGTTCAGAAGGTTTGATTGGAAAATCTATTTGTAATATGTTTGAGGCAAACGGTCATACAGTATATAGACTTGATTTATCTCTTGGACATGATTTAACAGACGAATTATTTGTAAAAACATATTTTAAAAATATTTCAGATGATATAGATGCGTTAGTAAATTTATTTGCATTGAATCATCATATAGATGATAAGACATCAGATAATAACTTGTTTAACATAAGTTTAGATTCATTTAAACAATATTTAGATACAAATATAACAGCATTATTTTGTGTCTGTAGAGAGTATGCTCGAACATTTAAAGAAGGTAGTATTATTAATTTTTCATCTACTTATGGAGTTGTTTCACCTAGAAAAGATTTATATGTTGACGATGAAAAACATATTGGATATAGTGTATCAAAATCTGCAGTGATAATGTTATCAAAGCATTTAGCAACACATTTAGCACCAAAAATAAGAGTTAATACTATTATACCAGGAGGTGTAAATCACGAACAAGATAATACATTTAAAACTAAATATTCATTACAGACTCCTTTGCAAAGAATGATGAATGCAAAAGAATTATATGGTGCGATTGAATTTTTAGCATCTGAAAATTCAAGTTATATAACAGGAACAGAAATAAAAGTTGATGGAGGATGGACGGCATGGTAAAAAATATATACGTAGATATTGATGAAACTATTTGTAGATATATAGATGAAAGATATTATCCACATGCTATACCAATTAGAAAAAATATAACTAAAATAAATAAACTGTATGATGAAGGAAATAAAATAACATATTATACAGCACGAGGATCTGTAACTGGTATAGATTGGTTTGATATAACTAAAAAACAATTAGATAAATGGGGTTGTAAATATCATAAATTAAGTGTAGGCGAAAAACCTGACTATGATTTATTGATATGTGATAAAACTAAAAGAATAGAAGAAATATGATAGACTTTAATAAACTTGATACTCCGTATTTTATAGGAGAAATAGGTATTAATCATAACGGAGATTTAAATATCACTAAAAAATTAATTGATGCAGTAAATGCATGTGGATGGGATTGTGCTAAATTTCAAAAAAGAAATCCAGATGTATGTGTTCCTGATCATCAAAAATCTGTAATGAGAGAAACACCTTGGGGAACCATGACATATTTAGATTATAAATACAAAGTAGAGTTTGAAAAATCAGAATATGATTACATTGATAAATATAGTTCTGAAAAACCTGTTGATTGGTCTGCATCTGTATGGGATTTAGATTCATTAGAATTTTTAATGCAATATAATATTCCATTTATAAAAATACCATCAGCTTTGATAACAGATTTAGAATTATTGAAACAATCAGCATTATCTGGAACTCAGATAATAATGTCTACAGGTATGTCAACATTAAAAGAAGTTGATACAGCATTTAATGAAATATGTAAACATGGTAAATCACCAGTCGTAATGCATACTAATTCTAGTTATCCAACACCTAGAAAAGAAATAAATTTAAAATTGATTCCATTTTATAAAAAAAGATATGATTGTATAGTTGGATACTCTGGCCATGAACCTGATCTTGAACCAACAGTTATAGCAGTTTCATTAGGAGCTAAAGTAATTGAACGTCATATTACATTATCACATGATATGTGGGGAACTGATCAAAAATCGAGTTTGGAAGTAATCGGAATGGATAAATTAAGAAAACGATGTATCGATATAAATGATATGTTAGGAACAGATAGTAAAATGGTAACTGAAAGTGAATTACCAATTAGGAATAAATTACGTAAAACAATATAAGAGGAAATATTATGAATTGGACACCTAGACCAGTCCCAGCTGGTATACAACCAGGAGATATATCATCAAAAGAAATATTTGGATTAATACGATTTGATAGACCACAGCAAACTTATATCGAGACAGGAACTTATAGAGGTAACGGTATTTCATGGGCAGATGGATATTTTAAAACAATACATTCGATTGAAATTCATGAACCATTTTATACTCCATGTGTTGAAAAATTTAAAGATAATCCAAAAGTTAAAATTCATTTAGGTGATTCAAGAACAGTATTACCAGAAATTCTTAACGAAATAACAGAACCATGTTTTATATTTTTAGATGCTCATGGTGATATTAATGTTCAAGGACCTAATCCATTATACAATGAATTAGAAGCTATAAAAAATCATCCAATTAAAAATCATATTATTGTAATAGATGATTTACGAAGAATAGGTGATCCATCAGATCCTTGTTGGAGCAAAGTATCAATTGATGAATTAAAAAATCAATTGCAAGATATTAATTCACAGTACACTGTAATGGAATATAATGATATGATAGTTGCAATGTTACCAGAAGATAAAGTGGAGAGTTAAATGAAAATAGCAGCATTTTGGCAAGGACATGATTGTTCATTTTGTGTATTAGAAGATGGAATTCCAATTATACATGCAGAACTTGAAAGATATATAAGAGAAAAAGAACCTAATGGTGATCCATATGGATTATTTCTTGATGTGGTAGGTAAATGTGATGATATTGATTATGTGGTAGGTTGTGGAGCTTCTGGTATAAAAAATATACTTCGAAATAGACCAGAATGGAAAGATTCATATCCAGAAGCAACTGGAAGACCTGTTCCTGATATATCAAAACAAAAATCTGATCCAAATGTTAAAAGTCAATTAGCATATCAAGATGGTGAACTTATTCAAATAGGTCATCATAAATGTCATGCAGCAGCTGCATTTTATTCAAGTAACTTATCAGAATCATTAATTATTACAATTGATGGCGGCGGTAGGGAAGAATCATCAGCAGATTATCCAGTTGGTAGAGCGACTTGTCGTACGGTTTGGTTTGGCCAAGATAATGAAATTCATCCTATTGATATGGGATTTGAAGATTTAGAACAAAGAGGTTTTACGATCGGCCAACTATGGTCATATTATACAGGCCAAGTTTTTGGTTTATCGACAGGACATCCATATGGTCATTCTGCAGGAACAGTTATGGGAATGGCAGCATTAGGAGATAGAAATAAATATTTATCTCAATTAAAAAATAATCCGATTGGATTTATCAACGAAGCAAAAAATATAACAGATATTGGTAAAGATGAACAAGGATCATTTGATATAGCTGCAGCATTACAACAATTTACAGAAGATTGGTTAGTAGATACAATACAATCATATTTAGATAATCCTGAACTAAAAGGATATTGTAAAAATTTATGTTTATCTGGAGGAGTGGCATTAAATTGTGTTGCAGTGGGTAAATTATTAGAAAAATTTAATTTTGATCATATACATGTCGATCCAGTCCCATATGATGGTGGATTAGTATTAGGTGCGGCACAATATGTTTATTATCATCTTTTAAAAAATAAAAGAATTGAATGGAAAGATAATTTTACTCCATATTTAGGTGAACGGTATGATATTGAATCAGTTAGAAAGGCAATTGATAAATCATACGATAAAATTGAAATTTCAGTTGCAAAAGATAACGATGTTGTTAATTTATTGGCCGATCAAAATATTGTATCTGTATTCAATGAAGGATCTGAATCTGGTAGAAGAGCATTAGGTAATAGAAGTATATTGGCAGATCCAAGAAGTGATAAAATGAAAGATATCATCAATGAAAAAGTGAAACATAGACAATGGTTCAGACCTTTCGCGCCATCTATATTAAGAGAAGAAGTTAAAAATTGGTTTGAATATGATATTGAAAGTCCGTATATGAATTTTGCTATACCGTTCAAAGATAATATGAAAGATAAAGTACCAGCTGTAGTGCATTTTGACGGAACTGCAAGATTACAAACAGTGACAAAAAATAATAATGAATGGTATTATACATTAATAAAAAAGTTTCATGAAAAAACAGGAGTTCCTATATTATTAAATACAAGTTTTAATGATAGAGAACCTATAGTAGAAACACCAGAACATGCAATTAATTGTTTTTTGGGTACAAATATTGATTATCTTTATTTTGCTGAACATAATATTCTAATAAAAAGAAAATCATGAAAGTAGCAGTTGTATGTAGAGGACAATCCTTAAAAGCATTAAAAACATTGCCAAATGATATTGATTTATATATCTTAGTTAATAGATTTGGAGATGAGTTACAATTACCAGAAGTAGGTCCTTATTTGGAAGGTAAAAATATATTTCAAATTTTAAGTCGTACACCAGGTGAAGTAGAAGGCATGTCAACTCGCGGACTATATACAAAATTTAATGTTCAAGGTATTGTTCAGCCATATACAATTCATATGAAGAATCCAAGAGATTTTGGTGATGGTAATAACAAATATTATAAATTTATTGATGATAAATTCTTTTTCTGTGCAGAACCAACACCAATACAAGCTACATGGTTAGGTGATCATCATATTGAACATATGGATACATATCAAGAAAGATATCCTCATCATTATCCATCGTCTGGTAATGCGGCTGTAGGATATGCAGTATTAGATACAGGAGCTACAGAAATAATTTTGATTGGAATGGATTTCTATGATGTTGGTTATTTAGCGGATGGCGGCCCAGGTGGCCCAGAAGATTCAAAAAGAATGAAAGATTCAGTTGTAAGATTTGTAAAAAACTTTCCAAATAAACAATTTACAATACATACTAGTGGAAATTTAGAATGCAAATTTCCAAATTTAGAAATAATAAAAGTTTAATTCGGATTTGGTTATTTGAGAAAATTTTTATATATTATAGAAATATTTAAAGGAAGAAAAATATGAAAACATTAGTAACAGGAGGTACAGGATTAGTTGGTTCTACAATTAATGCAGATGTATATTTAGGATCTCATGATGCTGATTTAAGAGAATGGTCAGAAGTAAAAAATATTTTTGAAACTCATAAACCAACCCATGTAGTTCATTGTGCAGCTAGAGTTGGAGGTGTTTATGGTAACATGAAGTATAAAGGAGATTTCTTTAGAGAAAATATTTTAATAAATACTAATGTATTAGAAGCTTGTAGAATTTATGGTGTTAAAAAATTAGTTTCTTTTTTATCAACATGTATATTTCCTGATAAAGTTGAATATCCATTAACAGAAAAAAAGATTCATTTAGGTGCACCACATTGGTCTAATTATGGTTATGCATATGCAAAAAGAATGTTAGACGTACAAACTACAGTATATAGAGATCAATTTGACGTTGATTTTGTAAGTGTTGTTCCGACTAATATATACGGTCCAGCAGATAATTTTGATTTAGAAAATGGACATGTTATTCCATCATTGATTCATAAATGTTATATAGCTAAACAAAATAATACTCCATTTGAAATTTGGGGTGATGGTTCTCCATTAAGAGAATTTATTTTTTCAAAAGATGTTGGTAAGTTAGCTAATTGGGCTTTAGATCATTATAATGAAACTGAGCCTGTTATACTTTCTACATCTCATGAGATAACAATAAAATATTTAGTTGAATTGATAGTAGATGCAATGGAGTTTAAAGGAGAGGTAATATATCAAACAGATAAACCAACAGGCCAATTTAGAAAGCCAGCTGATAATTCAAAACTAAAAAAATATTTGCCAGATTTTGAATTTACATCGATTGAAGATGGAATAAAAGAAACTGTTGATTGGTTTGTAACTAATTATGATAAAGCGAGAAAATAAATGAAAAAATTTGTAAGATTTTGTGTGCCTACGTTATTTGAACGAAGACAAATTAATTTGGAATCATTTGCTAATTTAATAAGACAAGCTGAAGCAGCTGATATAGATTACGAAATAGATATAATTGCTAATCAAAATTTTGATTTATTTCAATCAATTGATTTTGAAGAATATGCAGATAAAGTTAATAAATTAGAAAATCATGAAGAATTTAATATTTCTAGATCAGTAAATATGTCTTTAGAAAAATTAAAGGCTGGCGAATATTTTTGTTTTCATCATGATGATATGTTTATACTCGATGAAGATTGGATACAAAAATGTATCAATATAAGTGATGATAAAGAAATGAATACAGGTGTAATAGGATTACGATTACATAGTACAGGAAATGAATATTGTGTAAATTTTGGTAATCATTATGATTGGGATATAGACAAAGTTTTATGGGCAGATGGTATCTTATGGTTACATCATGATGTACGAGAAAAGGTAGGACTTATAGATGAAAGATATAAAGGTGATAGAGAATTTCAGAGTTATTGTTATCGAGCTATGAAATTAGGTTATAATAATTTTGCAGTATTAAATAGGCCAACAAGACAATGGAATCATATTGGAACTCCATTTCAAACAAAAACATCTATCAATGTTCAAGGATTATTAGCATCTCAAAAAAAAGCAGAAGAATTATTTTATAAAGAATGGGGACAATGGGAACGCGATCATGGAATAAAAAATCAAGTTATAGGAGTATAATATGACAAATAACATTGATATTATTATTACAGTTGTATTAAGAGCTGATTATGTGAAGCTGTTAATTGAAAGTATAGATAAGTATACTAAATATCCTTACAAAATTTATATTGTAACAGATATAAGAAATAAAGAAGAACAAGAACTTTATGATTATCTGAATGAATTTTATAATTCTAGAGATGATATATTTATAGTGAAATCAGAAAATAAAGATACTCGTATGGGTAATGAAGGTTGGGTAACATTAGAAGCTGGCAATCAAGTTGGTCTTGCAAGTATTTTTAAAAGTATAGCATATGAAACTGGTATAAAAGCTGGAAATGGAAAATATGTTTGTCTACTGGATTACGATTGTATATTTTTATCTGAATGGACAGAATCCGTTCTACCAATGGTTGATAAAAACTTTTTTGTATCAGCAATGTGGAGAGGTGATTTAAATATTGCAAGAGATCAATTTTTTATATATGAACGATCAAAATTTGAAGAATGCAATTTAATGCCTGATTGTTCAGTTGGTGATACAACAGGTAATGTAACATATTATGCACATGAACATAATTTAGATTATTATATATGTCCTAATTCTGCAAAACATTGGGGCGATGAAAGTTTAAGACAATATCATGTGTTAGATTTAAATCATGGAGAACAAATTTTTATTCCTGTAAATGAAGATTCAGAATACATTCCATTTTTATATCATTATGGAAGAGGTTCAGCAAGAGATAACAATCTATACGAAGTATGGCGTACAGAAATATCAAAATATTTAAAGGCTAACTAAATGAAAAAGAATGTAGTTTTTTGGATAGGAATAAAAAGTGAAAATGCTCATTTACAAGAAAAACATGGCAATTTTAAATACTTAGATATTTCAAAAAAATGTTGGGAATGGTGGTGTGAAAAAAATGATATAGTATTTTTTCCATATGAAAAGACGTCTAGGCCAGATACAAATGCACATAAAGCAACATGGCAAAGATGGTTTGATATATTTGATCAATTAGATGCAGCTAATATTAATTATGATAAGATAGCTGTTGTTGACGGTAGTACATTGATCAAATGGGATGCTCCAGAATTTTTTCAATATGCTCCAAATGGAAAATTGTCATGTTTCAGAAGTTTAGATAATTTAAGATGGATTACAGAAGGTGTTGACGGATATAAAGAGTTTTTTGGAGGATATGAATTTAAATTAAATAAGTATATTGATTGTGGATTTCAAATTTTTGATAAAGAACATAAAAAGTTTTTAGACATATTAAAGATTGCATATGATGAAAAATATGATCAAATAATGGATTTGCAGAATAATAAAGTTAAGCGAGGCACAGATCAACCAGTATATAATTATTTACTACAAATCGAAAATGTAGATGTAGAAATGAATATTCCAGCTGAATATATGATTAATCATATGACAAGATGGGATTGGTTTAGTAATAACTGGCAATTGAATATTGATAAAACTCCATTTTTTATAAAGTATGGTTATATTTGGAAGTATAGTGGATTTCCAGCTAGAGGAGATAGATATAATTTAATGAAGCAAACTTGGGATATGATAAAAGGTCAGTACAAATGAAAAATATAGTATTCATACCAAATGTAAAAGGTACAGATGAAAAACGTTTGCGCGAAGTTGCATACGATTTATCAATAAAAAGTTGGCAGCATTGGTGTAAGAAAAATAATTGTGAATTAATGATCATGGAAGATTTAATTCATGATTATGATGAAATGAAAATAACATGGCAAAGATATTATGTTTTAGAATTGTTAGAAAATTCTGGTATCGAATATGATCAAGTATTAATGATAGACGCTGATACAATTGTACATCCAGATTGTCCAAACTTTTTTGAATTGACAGAACATAAATATACAGGTGTTAGAAATTATGGTAGTATGGATTGGGTATTAAGGAGTATTGAAAATTATGGACATCATTTTTTTAATAAGAAAACAATTCCATTTGAATATTATATCAATGGAGGATTTCATATCGTAAATAAAAATCATAAACAATTTTTACAAGAGGTAATAAAATTTTATTGGGAAAACAAAGATAATCTATTGCAAATTCAAAATACTTGGTATTGTGGTACTGATCAGACTCCTATTAATTTTTTATTAAGAGAACATAATATTGATTTAAAGGTATTGCCATATGAATATAATATGCAAGATATGCATAGAGTTGAAGTATTAGGAGCTGATATGTTACATACAAGACATGGATGGATATATCATTTCAATTGTGGAGTTAAACCTACTCCAAGAGCATGGATGGAAGCAACATATAATTACTTATTTAAAGGGAACAAATGAAAATAAAAAACAAATATATTATTGGAACACATATCATGTTTTATGAAATTGATATGGCCGAAGAACATATTCAGAGTATAAATAATGCATTGGACTTAGTTGAAAATGTAGAAAATATCCAAGTTGATTTATTTTTTAATATTTCAGAATATTTTGAACGTATAGATCAGACAAAAACATCTAAAGAAGAGCTTATAACTAAATTTGAAACATTAGCACAAAAAGTTAAAGGTCCATGTTCATATAAAATATATGATGATAATGATAATCCTGTTACTATGGTTGATTATCGAAGAGACTTGAATTATTTTGGATGTAAAGAATATGATTATATTATATGGGGAGAATCTGATTGCCTTATTCCAAAAGAAATATTTCAAGCATTAGAACAAATAAAGCATTATGCAAATACAAATGGTATTCATAGATATGTTACAACATTTGCAACTAGAAAGATGTGGGATGCATCATGGGAAGTGTTAGAACATGTCGATTTTAAAGATAAAGAATACTATGAAACAAAGAATCCAGATGGAACTATAAATCTTAAAGCGTATAACGAGCCTCATAGTATACGATATACTATGAACATTGATGAAATGAACGCAATCAATTCAAAATTTGAAGAATTTGACGTTCGAATGATCAATAGGCCGCAATTTGATGGTTCATGCTTAGTTTTATCCGGTGATTTAATTAAGAATGGTGTTAATGTTCCGCATTGTATAATGGGACATCTAGTTGATGATACTAGTATGATGTATAGTTGTGCTCAACAAATGGGCGATGCATATGTACAATTTATTGTTAAAAATATTTTGAAGGTACATAATAGACAGCATCCAAAAAAGCGTTTATATGCAATAGATATGGATTCTGATAGAGACTTAGCATTAGCTAATACAGAAAGAAAAGGTGATTGGTTTTATAAAATGAAAGAACTAGTACATTTCAATTTAGCAAACTTTGGAAAGAGCCAAGCTAGATTTAATACATATAAAGATTTTCAAGATAAGCTATGAATCAAAGAGCAGAAAATATGTTATTTACAACGCAGAGAGGATATACTCGGCCTACAGAAGGAACTGAATATATGCGTATCAAGCGAAACATAGGCTACTGGACAAAAGAAAAATTACAAGCATTATCACCTGAAGAATTAGAAGAATGGAGAATAGCAAATAGAATTGGACCATTACCGGATAGATACGGACAAATTGTGCCATGGTTTAATCCAGATGCAATTGATTGGTTGATAGACTATCTGCCAAAAAATAAAGGATTGAAAGTATTGGATTTTGGTTGTGGTGGAACTACAATATTTACAAGCAATTATACAGATAACATGATATCAATTGATCATCCTACTACAGAATGGTTTGATGATACAACATCTGAAGGAGTTTGTGCATGCGAATGTTATTGTGTATCACCTGCAAGATGTGGTCGTATAAGAACTGATAAAATTAAATTATGGATGTCAGTTGTAAACCCTGAGTATAATTTAGATATCAGATTGAGAACAGGAGAATCATATTATAGTTGTGATGAATTTGAAGATAATTATTTTGATCTTATTTATATAGATGGAGAATATAGAAAACAAACTTTTATCAATTCGCTTTCAAAATTAAAATCTGGAGGATGGATTTTTATTGATAATGTTCCGGATCAAATTAAGTTTGATCAAGAAATGATAAACGCAGCCGAAGGTTGGGAAGGATTTAAATCTACAAAAGAAGGACCAGGAACTTGGTGGTTCCAAAAACCATAAAAAGAAAAGGATATGAAGAAAAAAGCACTTATAACAGGAATCAATGGCATGGATGGAAGCCATTTAGCAGACTTTTTATTAGAAAAAGGATATGAGGTATATGGTATAGAAAGAAGATCATCTGTGCGTAATACAACTAATATCAAACATATTGAAAATAAAATAACATTGATAACGGCTGATCTAACAGATCAATCTTCATTGTTACGAGCTTTATTTCAAAGTAATCCATCTGAAGTTTATAATTTAGCTGCTCAATCATTTGTACATGCAAGTTTTAAATCTCCAGAACAGACAAGTAATGTTACAGGATTAGGTGTATTAAGAATGTTGGAAGCAATTAGAGAATATGATAGAATGCATCCATATGGAGCTTCAATAAAATTTTATCAAGCATCATCATCAGAAATGTTTGGTAAAGTACAAGAAACTCCTCAAACAGAAACAACTCCGTTTTATCCAAGAAGTCCATATGGTGTTGCAAAATTATATGGTCATTGGATTACAAAAAATTATAGAGAAGCATATGATATGTTTAATGTGAATGGTATTCTTTTCAATCATGAAAGTGAAAGAAGAGGTATAGAATTTGTTACAAGAAAAATATCAGATGGTGTTGCAAGAATAAAATTAGGATTAGAAGATCATATTACATTGGGTAATCTTGATGCTTATAGAGATTGGGGATATGCACCTGATTATGTTGAGGCAATGTGGCTAATGATGCAACAAGATGAACCAGATGATTATGTTATTGCTACTGGAGAAAGTCATTCTATCAGAGAGTTTTTAGATATTGCATTTAATGAAATTGGAGTAACAGATTGGAAAGATTATGTTAAACAAGATCCAAAATATATGAGGCCTTCAGAAGTTGATCATTTAATTGGCAATCCATCAAAAGCAAAAAAACAATTGAATTGGAAACCAAGAACATCATTCGAAGAATTAGTTAGAAAAATGGTTAGAAATGATATAAAATTGTTAGGAGAATAAAATGGGATATATAAAACCAGAAATATATCAATCACTTTGTGAAGAAAAAGGAATTGATATTCCAAAAATATTTATTGAAACTGGAACGTTTAAAGGAGGCATTCCAGCTCGTATGTTAGATGAAGATGGAACATTAGATCCGTTCGAAAAAATATGGACAATTGAATTAGGTGAAGATATTTGTAAGATTGCTTCTAGAAGATTTAAACTATTAGAACAAGGACCAGTAGATCCAAAAATACTTCATACAGATGATATGGATAATACTTTTAATAAAACTGGAAGTTATTGCAATAATAGATTAGTTTTAGTGCATGGCGATAGCGGAGTAGAATTAGAAAATTTATTACAATCAATTGATCAGCCATGTTGTTTTTGGTTAGACGCTCACGGAGGAGCAGATAAATATGCAAGTACAGATGAAGTTCCATTAATGAAAGAGCTAGAAGCAATAAAAAATCATTCAATCAAAAATCATGTTATTGGTATAGATGATGCTCATTTATTTGGTAAGATACAATACAATAAACAAGGTGATGTAGTTTGTGATTATTCAAATCTTACATATGAAGCAATTGAGCAAAAATTATTAGAAATAAACCCATCATATGATATTGGCGTTTATGCACCATATCAAATGGAAATGTTATTAGCAATATGAAAGTATTAGTTTTTCATCAACCTTGGCCAATGGGTAACTACAAATTAAATGTAGCAGTAGCTGACAGATTAGAAAGTCAAGGCCATGAAGTATACGCATTAGAACAACTAAACGGAAGACTTGCAACTCAAGAGTATATTCAACAAATTATTGATATGAATTTTGATTTAGTATATTTTGAAATGTTAGATCATGAAACATTTAAAATAGTAGAACAATTAAAATGTCAACGAATATTACTACATGCTTCAGGAGGTGTATTAATTGAATATGATAAAATATTAGAATATAAAGATAAATGGTATGATAAGATATTAACTAGTTCTAAAATAATGCTAGAAAAATTTAAAAAGGCTGGCATCCCATGTGAACATTATCAATACTATCATTCAGCGATCAAAGATGAAGAACAAGTTTTCGAACAAAAATATAATCACGATTGCGTATTTTTAGGAATGGGATTCAATAGACTTACAGATCCACAATATAGTTTAGAACGTGAGTTATATTTTCATGATAAAGATTTTGATTTTAATGTCTACGGAAATGGTTGGGATGGATTTAAACATTGGCAAGGATTATTGCCACCATTAGATATTGGAAAATTATATTCATCAGCTAAGTCTGGTATAGCTATTATTGCAAAAAGGCAAAGAGAACATGGTATGATAAATAATCGATATACAGAAATGGCTATATGTGGCATTCCAATTATTACTTATGATTATGAAACTATTGATTGGTATGGAGCAGAAAAATATTTAAATTTTATATCAAGTCCAATTGAATTGAAAGAACGTGTAAATGATATAGTTAATCAGCCAGATAAGTATAAGTATAATTCAGAAGAACTACAAAAATTTATGATACAAAAAGATAAAGAATTTTTCGAAAAATTAAATTCGTTAATAAAGGAGTAAGATGAAAAAGATATTAATTACAGGCGGAGCAGGAACAGTAGGTTCATCGTTTATAGAACAATATTATAACGATTATGAGTTTTTTAATGTTAGTAGGAATGAAATGCAAATTGCAGATCTAAAACAAAAATTTGAAAAGGTAAAAAGTTTTGTCGCAGATATATGTGATTTAGATTCTATGATAAATATATTTGAACAAGTACAACCTGATATAGTTATTCATGCCGCGGCCATGAAACATATAAATTTAGCTGAAGAAAATCCTGCCAAAGCAGTTGAAATAAATATTGTTGGAAGTTTGAATATTATCAAAGCAAGCATTAGAGCTGAAGTTCCTTTAACAATAGGTATAAGTACAGATAAAGCTTGCAAACCAGATTCAGTATATGGATACACAAAAAGTATGATGGAATCAATGTTTAAACAATATCATAACGATAAAACAAAATTTGTTTGTACAAGATTTGCAAATGTTGCAAATAGTAATGGATCAGTTATTCCATTCTGGATTTCAGAAGCTAAAAAAGGAAATGCATTAAAATTAACAGATCCTAAGATGAATAGATTAATGTTTTCAAAAAAAGAATCTGCTAAATTAATTCATAAGGCAATTGATCAAAGTCAAGTTTCAAATGAATCATTTATAATTTGTAAAATAATGAAAAATGTAAATTTATTAGAATTGGCAAAATCATTATCAGATAAAGAAGTAGAAATTATAGGTAAAAGGCCTGGTGAAAAATTAAACGAAACATTAATAAGTGAAAGAGAAATTCCTTATACATTTATATTAGATGATTATGTATATATTTCTCCAACCAAAACAGATACGTTATATAATGTTAGATTAGTAAAAGAACATTCATCTGCAAATGCCGAATGGATGTCAGTTAAAGAATTGGAAGAATTAGTATGGAGTTAAAAATAGCATGGTTTACAGAAGGAGGTCAGCAAGGACGAGTTCCTAGAAACTTTCGAGGTATGAGAAACGATTCAGCCTGGATGTGCACGTTAGGTGCAGAACATTATAATATTCATAATGTTGATTGGTGGAAAGCTGAAACCAAACCGTATGATTTAGGAATTGTTACAATACCAAAACAGAATCCAGAATTTAATATTGAAAAAATTAGAAGTTTATGTGAACAAGTTGCTTTTATGCAAGAAGGTCCTCATTGGTATTTTCAAGACTATTCATTAGAACAACAGATATGGTATTATAATACTTTACAGGAAATGGACTTTTTATTTGTTCATAATGAAATTGATAAAAAATATTATGAAGGATTAACTGGTAAAGAATGCTTTTTAATGCCTTGCTTAATGTTAGAAGATAACATCAATAAATTGCCAGCAGTAGAAAGATCAGGTGTTATGATTGGAGGTAATTTTTGTTCATGGTATGGAGGATTTGATTCTTATATAGTTGCCCAAGAATTTGAATGTGCAATTACTGCACCAAGTATGGGTAGAAAAATTAAAGGTGAAGAACAAATGCCAAACTTAACTCATTTGCCATATATGGATTGGACAGATTGGATTCATAGATTAAATGATGTTAAGTATGGTGTTCATTTAATGAGAACTCATGCAGCTGGAACATTTGCTCTTAATTGTGCATATTTGGGTATACCATGTATTGGTTATGAAGGATTGGATACTCAGGAACTATGTCATCCAGATTGTACAATAGAATTAGGAGATATAACAAAAGCCAAACAAATAGCTGAAAAGCTTAGGAAAAACGAAGAATTTTATTTATATTGTAGTAATAAAGCAAAAGAAAAGTATAAAGAACATTTCAATGAAGATAAGTTTAATACAACCATCAAGAAGCAACTTAAAATATCTTAAGTGGTCATATAATTCTATCAGAAAGAATCAAGGTAATCATGAAGTAGAAATTTGTGTTGCAGATGATTTTTCAAATGATGGAACTTGGGATTGGTGCCAAGAAATGATGCAAAAAGATTCTAATTTCAAAGCAATTAGAAATGAAGGTCCAACTAGATTAGGTCATACAATACTATATGATAGATTAGTCAATGAAGTTGCAACTCATGATATTTGTATGATATATCATGCAGATATGTATTTATGTCCTGGCGCGTTAGATTCAATAGAGTGGTATCTTAAAGATAAAACAATAGTTTCATTAACAAGAATAGAACCTCCTTTACATCCTCCAGGTCCAGAAAAAATATTAGTAGATTTTGGTATTGAACCAGAAGAATTTGATGAAGAAAAATTACTAAGGTACATGGAAGATTCAAAAAATGATAGAGTCTTAAAAACTACTGAAGGTATATTTGCACCTTGGGCATTCTGGAAAAAAGACTTTCAAGAAATAGGTGGTCATGATCCATTATATGCTCCGCAGTCAAAAGAAGATTCAGATATTTTTAATAGGTTTCAATTGAATGGTATTAAATTTATTCAAACTTGGGAAGGATGTGTATATCATATGACTTGTAGAGGATCAAGATTTGCAGATGGAGCAAAAAGAAATCCAGATGGTCAAGTATTTATGAAGAACAGAGAAACAGATGAGTGGCTAAAACAAAATGAAAAAGCAACTAGAGAGTTTATAAGAAAATGGGGACATTTTTGTAAACATGATAAATACTTAAAACCAATCATTCCTTCAAAGTATAATATTGGTATAGTATTGAATCAAAATAATTTAGATTTGTTAAAAGGTCTAGAACCATGGTGTAGTAATATATATTGCGATAGTAGTCTAGGACAACATTATATTACAACAGAACAAGAAAGGACTTCTTTTGATTTATCTGAAAGAGTATTACCTTTTAATAATGAAAAAAATAATGATATCATTGTTGAAATTGGACCAAGATTTACTGAAAGAGATTGGTCTCATATATCAATGTTGTCAGAGATTATAGACAACGGCCGTAAAGACATTGAACAACAATTAATCCATCATTCAGATGATCCAGAATTTAAATTAAACAATTTAAGTATAACTATAAAAAGTTTAAAAACAACAGAGAAAGAATTAATAGTATGCGAATAATGGTAACAGGTGGAGCTGGATTTATTGGCTCTCATTTAGTAAATAGATTAGTTAAAGAAGGTCATGATGTGACAATTTTAGATTGTTTTAATTATGCATCTGATATTAGACGTATTGAACAAGTAGATAATGTAAATATTTTAAGATATGATTTAGTTAATATAGAATGGAAATCAAAAATAGATACATTTGATCTTGTTATCAATTCAGCAGCTGAAACTCATGTTGATCATTCATTTGTTAGACCAATGGATTTTATTAATACAAATATAATTGGATTACATAATCTTGCAACTTGGTGTTATGAAACAAATACACCATTGTTACATTTGAGTACAGATGAAATAATTGGAACAGGTGAACCTATACATGAAGATTCATTTAATAAACCTTGTAATCCGTATGCGTTTACTAAATCAGCAGGAGAAAAATTATTACATGCATATGGTAAATGTTATGGATTAAATTGGAAAGCTGTAAGACTAAATAATACATACGGATTAAAACAATTTCCAGATAAACTTATTCCATTATTCATTGATAAAATTAACAATGGAGAAAAATTAACATTGCATGGAGATGGATCTGTTTTAAGATGTTTCATGCATGTAGATGATTTTGTAGATGCAGTTTTATTGGTAATGTCAGAAGGAAAAGATAAAGAAATTTATAATGTAGCTACAAATGAAGAACATAGTGTAGCAGATGTAACACGAATGATCTGTAATGCAATGAATGTTTCATATGATGATATTGTTGTGAACATAGAAGATAGATTATTTAATGATCCAAGATATAATACTAATAATGAAAAGATTTTGGAATTAGGTTGGAAACCAAAACATAATCTTAAAGATGAACTACCAGGAATTATAGATTGGTATTCAGGAACTAATAACTTTTTTAAACAGGCAAAGAAATGAGAAAAGCAATAGTTACAGGAGGTGCAGGATTTATAGGATCCCACCTAGTCGATAAATTAATAGAAATGGGAATTCAAACAACAATTATTGATGATTTCTCAACAGGTAAAGTAGAAAATGTTAATCCAGCTGCATATTGTTGGAAACAAGATCTATCAACGGTAAATGTAGAAGATCTAGCAGAATTTATGAAAGGAGTGGATGTAGTATTCCATATGGCTGCATTAGCAAGAGTTCAACCATCAATCGAAGAACCAATTCCATATCATAATGTAAATGTTACAGGAACTCATAATGTTCTAGCAGCTGCTTCAGATGCAGGAGTTACAAGAATAGTATTTAGTTCATCAAGTTCTGTATACGGAGATGCAAAAGTTCCAACATCAGAGGATCATCCACTCAATCCAATTTCACCTTATGCATTACATAAATTAATTGGAGAACAATACTGCAAACTATTTAGTACTCTATATGATATAGATACTGTATCATTAAGATATTTTAATGTTTACGGAGATAGAATGGCATTGGATGGTGCATATAGATTAGCTATTCCAATATTTGCTTCACAAATTAAAGAAGGTAAACCATGTACAATAAATAATGATGGTAATCAGAAAAGAGACTTCACATATGTTGATGATGTAGTTGATGCAAATATATTAGTTGCAAAATCATTAAAAGAATTTGGTGGTGAAGTATACAATATAGGAAATGGAGATAATACTTCAGTTAATGAATTAGTTGAAATGATGGGTGGAGAAAAAAGTTATGGTAATAAAGTTATAGAACCGTTTGAAACGTTGGCTTGTACTGCTAAAATAGATTTAGATTTAGATTGGAGAGCTAAAGGTAACCTTCAAACTTGGTTAAATAAATATAAAAAGGAAATGGGAATATGAAAACAATAGGTATAATAGGACAAGGATTTGTCGGTTCAGCTGTTAATGAAGGACTTGCAAAACATTTTAATATTGAGACATTTGATATTGCAAAAGAAAGTACATGCAAATCATTAGAAGAATTAGATAAAAAATCAGATTTAATTTTTATATGTCTTCCAACACCGATGCAAAAAAATGGAGAATGTCATTTAGGTGTAGTGGAACCAGTACTGGAAGAATTGAGCAGATTACAAGTATTTGATGGTGTGGCATGTGCTGTTAAAACAATAGTTGTTAAATCAACAATACCTCCAGGAACAACTGATACATGGAATAAAAACTATGCTTGTTTGGATATTGTGTTCAATCCAGAATTTTTGACAGAAGCTAATTCGATTGAGGATTTTAAAAATCAAAATAGAATTATTATTGGAGGACCACGTAGAGCTGCAACTCAGGTTAGAAGAATATTTAAAAAAGTATTTCCAAAAGTGCCTATCATAAAAACAAATGCGAAAACAGCTGAAATGATAAAATATTTTACTAATTGTTTTCTTGCAACTAAAGTATCATTTGCAAATGAAATGTATAACGTTTGCGGAAAATTAGATATTGACTATGATAAGGTAATTGAATATGCTCAGTACGATGAAAGAATAGGTCATTCGCATTTAGAAGTTCCAGGTCCTGATGGTAAGGTTGGATTTGGTGGTTCTTGTTTTCCTAAGGATATGTTAGCAATGATTTCAATTGGTGAAAATTTAGGTATGGATTTAAATACATTACAAGGAGCATGGGAAACAAATACAGAAGTAAGGCCTGAAAGAGATTGGGAAGAATTAAAAGGTAGGTCAATTATAAAAGAAGATTAGTATGCAATATTTTGTTTTAATGGAAGGAGAACCAATAGAAAATTGTATGAATGATACAAATCTATTAGGCGAAGATAATGGGTTTGGAGTGTTTTGGGCTGGTACAGGTCTTAAAGCTTTAATGAATATTGTACAGAATCATGAAGATTATTTAATTGGAAAAAAGGTAAATATTATTACAGATAAAGGTCAGGAGATGACCGTAGAAGAATTTCTAAAAGCAATCGAAAAACTCAAAGTTAGAATTCCAGATTAAAATGCCAAAAGTCAGACAAGATAGTTTGGACGAATATCGTCCCTATAAAGAAAAAGTCCCTCGCCGTAAAAAAGAAAATTACGAAGAATTTCAACGAGATCCAAGTAAGCGTAATAAAAGGGTAAAGAAGCGTCGGTAACTCATATTTATATTAAACATAATATATAAGGAGAATACGACTATGTACACAAGAGAACAAATCGAAACTGCCGTAAAAGCAAAAGGCTATAAATGGTTTGAAGATGTTAACAACAAAGGGTATGATGTTAATATCGTAGGTATTAGAAACAATGAAACTAAAGGAAGGGTTACAAATGCATTTGATGACCATATCACTATCTCGTATAAGATAGATGGAGAATGGCAATTTCATTGCTATAAATGTACAACAGACCCTGGAACTCATTGGGTTGAAAACATTATGAGAAAAGAAGGAGTTGCTGTATTGAAACCAGGACAATATAGAGGATCTCATAAAATTAGATTACACCAAGGAAGATATCCTGCATTAGGTCAGCAAAGAGACGTAACTGTTTATAGAGATAACAATAAAGACGGTAAATTTGATCTAGATGATAATAATACTATGACAGGATTGTTTGGTATTAATATTCATAGAGCAACTGCAAGACCTGGAAGAACATCTACTAGAGTAGATAAATGGTCTGCAGGATGTCAGGTAATTGCTAATAATGATGATTGGCATGAATTTTTAGATATATGCTATGAAGCAAAAGCTATATGGGGTAATTCATTTTCATATACATTACTTGAGTCAGATGATATATCATAATGTGGTTGAAGAAAAAACTATATGACATCGCAATGAAAAGCCCATTACGAAAATGGGCTTTATCACTTACAGGATGGAAATGGTGGTTCTATCAAATAGTAGTTTGTGGTATTATATTTATTATACTGGAATCATTAATTAACTCAATAGGCATGACAATGTTACCATGGCGATAAAATTAATAGACATATTATTCGAAGGAAGAAAAGTTTTATCAGTATTTGATTTTGATGATACAATTGCAAAATCGGATGCATGGGTATATGTCACAAAACAAGGTCGTATAATTAAAAAATTAGATCCTGCACAATTTGCTGTTTATACACCTAAACCAGGTGAAGATTTTAATTTTAAAGACTTTGATAGAAAAATTAGAAATCCAAGATTAATAAAACGAAATGCTGATTTATTAAGAAAACAATTGGATAAAGCAAGACGAGCTTCTCGAGGCGCAAGAAAGGTAACTATTTTAACTGCAAGAAGATTAGGACAACCAGTTACCAGTTTTCTAAAAACAATGGGTATAGATGCTTATGTGGTTCCATTGGGTTCTGCAGATCCACAAAAGAAAGCAGATTGGATAGAATCTCAAATTCAAAAAGGATATGATACAGTATATTTTATGGATGACAGTAATAAGAATATTGCTGCAGTAAAAAATATGTTGAATAAATATCCAGAAGTAACTTCCATAACAAAGTTAATAAAGGAAGGAGCTAGAATTCCAAGAAAGAAAGGTCAGAAAAGAAAATCATCAAAACATTCTGATCTGTATACAGATGAAGATCCAAAAGGAACTATTCATGGACTGAAATTTGCCACAGTAAAAGATGCAATTGCATCAGTTAGAAAAATAAAAGGGTCTGGTAGAAAACATGCTCATAAAGTTCAAGCTGCAGTTGCAATGGAACAAAGAGCAAAAGCAGCAGGTAAGAAGTCTGCAGCCGCTGTATATAGAAAATATATTAATTCAGTGAAAAAAAGTAAATGATCAAATTAAAACAAATACTACTAGAAGGATTAGGAGATTGTTATCCTGCAGGAGGTCGTCTGATTATGAATTTCTTTGGAGACAAAGAACACAAACTAGTACATGGTATGGTTAATGGTCAAGGTGCTTTGGAAGGAATGCGATATGGTCATTGTTGGGTAGAATCAAGAGATACAGTGTTAGATCATTCTAATGGAAGAAAGTTAGAAATACCAAAACAAGTATATTATGCATTAGGCAGAGTCAATCCTAAAGAATGTAAATATTATACTCCAGAAGAAGCAGCAAAATTTATGGTTGATAAAGGCCATTGGGGTCCGTGGGAAATGTCAGGAGATACTGTTATGGCAGAAGAAATACCGGACAGAAAACCAGAGGTAGGTAAACAAGATGTAAAAATCAATCCTAATGAATTAGATGATATAGAATCTAAATTAACACAAGAAATACCAGAAGTCTTTTATCATGCAACATATAAAGCGTTGTTACCAAGTATTAAAGCAACAGGATTAGATACTAGAGAAGCTGCGCTAGCATGGGAAGATTCAAAACCAGGTATTGTTTATTTGGCTAACGATCCAAGTGTAGCAGAATCATATGCAGAAGCAGCAGAAAACGTTTCAGATGACATTTATGATAGTGGTATTGTAATATTGAAAGTAGCATCTAAAGATTTAGATTTGAGTAAATTAAAAGATGATGATAATGTTCAAAATGATGATTCAGATACATATGAATATCATGGACAGATACCTTGGAGTAAGCTTAAAATGGCTAGTTTATACGAAGTAGATCTTCATTCAAAATTATCTAGAGGACATAAACCAGATTATTATCAGTTAGGAACTTCAGAGTTCAAACCATTCGATGAAAATTTTGCAGATGGAAAGAAACCAGGCCGAAAAGGTATATCCAAAAGAGTTGGTATTCCAAAAAAAGCTACATTAACTCAATTAGCTAAACTAGCAAAAGCAAAAGGTGAGAAAGGTAGAATGGCTAGATGGCAATTAAACATGAGAAGAGGCCGTAAAAAAGCTGCAAAAAAGAAGTAAAAAAGCTGTCAAAAAATTTGGTTATTTGAAATATTTTTCTTATCTTTATATTATAAATAATAAAATATAAAAGATGAAAGAAAACCTAAAAGTACTCCAAGCATTCGTAGATTCGATGAAAGCAAATAGTTCTCTTATTGCTAAGAAAACTATCATTAACGCATATGGTAAGAATCCATTTATTAAAAGTGCATTAGTTTATGCATATGATCCTTACAAAAAATATTATGTAACAAGTAAAACATGTAAGAAAAACAAAGAGTTATGTGATATGAATAAGATTCATGATAGTATATTTCATTTGTTAAACGACCTTAATGATAGAGTATATACAGGTCATGATGCAATTGCAATGGTAAATTCATTTGTACTTCAGTATCCAGAATATGAAGATTTAATCTTTAGTATTATAGATAGAAATATGGAGTTAAGAGCTTCTGCATCTGTTATCAATAAAGTTATTCCAGGATTGATTCCAACTTTTGATGTTGCATTAGCAACTAAGTATGAACCTAAATTTTGTGATTTTAAAAATGAAGAATGGTTGGCATCTAGAAAATTAGATGGTGTAAGATGTATTATTAGAAAAGAAGGAGATAAGGTAACTGCTTATTCAAGACAAGGTAATGAGTTTACAACCTTACAAAAGGTATTAGATGATGTTAAAACAATGCCTGGAGATTTTGTATTAGATGGTGAAATTTGTTTGATGGATGAAAATGGTAATGAAGATTTTCAAGGTATAATGAAACAAATCAAAAGAAAAGATCATACTATTGCCAATCCAAAGTATATTATATTTGATTATTTAACATTAGAAGAATTTGATACTAAAGAAGGCAATACAAAATTATCAGATCGATTGGCTCGATTATATGGAGGCCAAACTAAAACCAATACAATAAGTTTTCTAGCTCAAGATCTTGTTCAAGATGAAACCAACCTTGGTTATAAAATTGAAGAAGCACAAAGATTAGGCTATGAAGGAATCATGTTAAGAAAAGATGTTGGTTATGAGGGTAAGAGATCTAAAAACTTATTGAAATGTAAAAAGTTCTTTGATGCGGAATATGAAGTATTGGATGTAGATTTT